AGCTGCTTTAGCTTGTTCCTCAGCAACACGTAATGCTTCCTGTCTTGCAGCCTCATCTGCAGCAGCTTTCGCTGCAGCTTCCTGCGCTGCTTTCGCTGCAGCTTCCTGCGCTGCTTTCGCTGCAGCCTCCTGCGCTGCCCTTGTTGCAGCTTCCTGCGCTGCCCTTGCTGCAGCTTCCTGTGCTGCTTTCGCTGCAGCTTCCTGCGCTGCTTTCGCTGCAGCTTCCTGTGCAGCCCTTGCTGCAGCCTCTTGTGCTGCTCTTGCCGCAGCTTCCTGTGCAGCTCTTTCTGCGGCTGCTCTCTCTGCAGCAATCCTTGCTTGTTCCTCTGCTGCTGCTCTTGCTGCAGCCTCTTGTGCCGCTATAGCTGCCTGCTGCTGTGCAACGTAAATAGCTTGTAAATTACTTTCGTAACTATTTCTTTGTGTTTGGTCAAGAAAAGCAGCACCATCTGAAGCATAATAGTAAACAGGATTATAAACAGGTTCTGGTGTAGGCTCTACTACTGGTGGGTAGTATATTGCTTGAGCCTCTTCTAATCTTCTTATCTCTGCTAGTCTTTCTGCTTCAATCAACGCAGCTTCTTGAGCACGTCTAGCAGCTTCTTCTGCTTCAAGTCTTCTACGTTCTTCTTCGTAGTAAGCAGCCTCTGCTGCTCTTTCAGCAGCAATCCTTGCAGCCTCTGCTTCTTGTGCTGATGTATCTGGCTGATTAGTTAATAATGTTGTTGGTTGCTGTACTTGTGGTGTTATGTAGTTTAAGATGTCTTGATAACTGATTCCGTATAGAGCAGCTGTGTTTAGAAAATTAGGATCATTAGCTAATCCCCACTGGAAATCTGTAGGACTACCAAATACGCTTAAGTCCATGATTAGTAAGTACCGCCATCAATTGAACCAGAGCCTGTAATTGACGTTGTAACACTAAGCGTTGCTACTGTAGCAGTACCTGTGAAGGTTGGTGAGGCAATATCTGCTTTTGTAGCTACTGCTGTTGCAATGTTATCATACTCTGTGTTAATCTCAGTACCTTTAATAATCTTACCTGCATTACCTGATGGTAGTGAGTCCTTAGATGCAAAGTTTGTAGTCTTTGTATAGTTAGCCATGATTAGATTGTCCTACCTAGTTTGACAAATAAGTCTATCTGTTGTACTGCTAACGCATCGCCATCAATGTTTGCTTCGATTCCAAACTGGAATACTCTACCAGAACCACCAACTTGTGTGTTCGAACTACCAACAAAGATACCCATGTTGTATTCAGCAACATTGTACTCAGATACATTGTACTCGGACAAAATACCTGCTGGTTGAGAAACTAGTATAGTTCTATACGATGTAGAATAGTCTGATGCCCACTTCATAAACACTTGTGTGTTTTCACCACCAATAAGAAGTAGCTTAGCTTTCTTTAGTATCTTCAGTATGGATGCGTTACCACCATCAATGTATGCTGTGTAGTATGAGAATCTATAGATAGATCCGTTATCATTAGCACCTGTGTAGTTAGCAATGTATCCTGTCCTGGAAAAGTATAGTTTCCTATCTAACGTAGCTAAGAAAGCTTTAGGTGATAGTGTCCATGTTGTTATCTTACAAGAGTTATCTGGGAATCTTTGCTTTAGATCAAAACAATAGGTAATGTTTCTTGTCGGTAAACTTAGTAAATAAAAACCATCTTTCTCATAAAACACTGATTTGATGCTTTCATTGTTGTTGTTGAAAGCAACATCAGCAATTAAGTCATCCCGAACATTCCTCGATACATCGAACAAAGGTGCTGACTTTTCTTGTATGATTCTTCCCAGACTTCTAACACCTGTGTCGGAAAGGAAGAATACATCTGAACCAATATCTTGGATAGAATCACGAGATATACACCCAACTCCATCGATAACCTCTACTAAACTTAAGTTAGCTGAAGGATCTGTAGCAGCTCCTGAGTAAATAATAATACTTTTCTTACAGAAGATAACTAAGTATCCATTAAAACCTGCTAAAGCTACTATACTATCAGATCCGTTAGTCAAAACAGATTCAATACTTAGTGAACCATGAGTACCACCATTCCACTTATAACCAATCAATGAATCTGACCATGTCACAGTCTTCTTATCTGTTGTAGTGTCCGCAACCCATAAACGACCATAAGCTGCTAATACTTCATTACCTAATGGAACAGTACCTGAATAGGAAGCGTGTGCTGACATCTTTTGCCATGTATTACCAACATGATCATACATAAGTGGATCATGACCACGTTGAAAGAAATACGTATGACTATTAAAGTTAACTGCTTTCCAGTTTTGTGCTGTCCAGGTAGCATCAGCATAGACTTGAGTCAATGTTGTTGTACCAGTGAATATCTTCTTATCACCAATCGAACAAATAACTGTAGATCCATCAGCCTTAACAATCTCATGAATCAATGATGGTTCTTCACTATTGAATCCAGAAGATGTATTGACTTTAGCCCAACCACGTCTAGCAGCTATTCTTCCATTCTTATCAATGACAGCATTCTCTGCAACCAGAGCGAAATCTTTACTTAAAGACAAAGCACTGTCTTGTGTGTTTAAACCAGCATAGCCTGGGGCTGTAATTGCTATGGGTTCAAGTCTAGAAGCCATTATACTGGCTCCCAAGTAATTTCATCTTCGTACCTAGAAGTCTCAATAGAAATGTAAGACGCTAGTGTTCGCTCATAAATAAGTAACTGTTGGTCACTAAGCCTACCACCATCTTCACCACGTTCATTGATAGCCCTTAAGTAAGCACCTTGAATAATTAACTCTGAAGGCAATACAGTGTTATCAAGGTCAGCTACTAACTCTGCTTCCGGTATCACACATTCTGCTTTGATGGTATATACCTGAGCTGGTATAGGGAAGATGTCAATTGTTAGTTTACCAGCTGACGTTATAGGACCATAAGAAAACTGCATAGGAGATCCTGTCTGTGTACCTAACAGATCAATATTCCTATGCATAACATCTTGACTAACTTGCTGAAGATCTCTCTTCTCACTAGGTAAATAAATGTGTAGTACTCTAGTTCTAAAATTAGAGTCTGTTATTTCATAGTTAGACAAGTTAGTAGGAGATGTATAGATTGTCTTTGTAGTCCTTAATATAGACCAGTTCCACGCATCTTCAACAGCTCTTTTAGCTTCATTAACCATATCACCGATTAACTTAGAGTAATCAGTAGTTGTTACTGAAGCTACTTCTGCTTCTCTAACACGCCTAAGAACAGCGTTAACTAAGTCTAGATAGGTCATATATCACCATTTTACTTTATCAGCCCAGTACGCAGCAGACATCTTACCTTTAGCAATATTCTTAGCGTGACGAGCCTTGAATGATTTATTTCTAGCAGAACCCTCTGGAGAACCTGAAACACCTTGTTGACCAAACCTAATCGTCTTAACTTGATCACCGTCCTTTGCTACAACAACATGTGATTTGGTAGGATGTCCTGGTGTTTTTTTAGGGCGATTATAACCGGACACACCTGCTCTTGTTAGCCTAGAATCTTTCTTCATTTCTTCTTAGCAGTTTTTGCTGCCTCCTTAAAGTCTTTAGCTGTAGGAGCACCTTTAGTGCCTGGTTTTCTCATTTTCTCACCAGAGCCTTCAGCGATACGTTTACGCTTGGCTTGGATGTTAGCGTATAGCCCTGGCTTCATTTCTTTTTCTTTGGTTTAGACATACCAGCTTCAGATAGAGCAATTGCAACTGCTTGCTTACGAGACTTAACTACTGGACCACCCTTGCCACTATGAAGAGTACCTTCTTTGTACTCTTTCATAACCTTACGTACTTTATTAGGTTTCTGTTTCATGTTGGGTAACCCATTCTCTTTTCTTTAGCTTTCATTGCCTTAGATTCTTTTTTCTCATGCATCTTCTTTGCTTTCTTTGATGCATACTCTTCAGCTTCTTTCTTACCTTTAGCTGTGTAAGGAAACTTCTTATTCGCTACCATCGGCATCTTTATTCCCCTTGTTACGTCTAAACATACATTGAACAGTGTCAGTCTCCCATATACGAATGGCAGTCCACACAATTGTAAGGATTGCAGCTATTGCAGGTAACAATTCAGCCAAAGTCCCCACCACAGTGAGGATTGATACGGCATCTCCGATTTGCTTAACTTGTTCGTCAGCTTGAAGAGCCATTATTGTTTTCCTTTAAGTTCATTGACATGTTTCCAAAGTTCAGTGACTTGCTTATCATAACCTTTTTCAAGATAGTCTACCCGAACTTTAATAGTGACCGCATAGGCTGCTATTGCTACAATCGCTGCTCCTAAGTACCATAATTTTCCTAGGAGTTCGATTGTTTCCATAATTTTATTACATACCTTCGTACCATCCACCTGCCCAGCCACGGACAGGATTGTTAGGGATAACAACGTACTGTCTCAAAGACTCAGGTAGCTCCGAGTAATGTAATCGTACGTTGACATGATGCCCTGCGATAGCTGCCATTTCCTGTACCTGCATCTCACCTTGCTGGATGACATTACCTGTGGGCTTGTAGATGGTTCCAATGACATCAAAGTCTTTGCCATTCGTATCCAGCCACTTACGCTTTACAACGGGTTCTGCTGGCTCTTGGCCGACTTCCACGGTCTGTGGTTCGTATTCGTACCTCACCCATCCACAAGCATCAGCAGCAGTCCACCATGTAGCTTCGTCGGGTAGTTGGAGTCTGTAGTCGTTCATATTTACCTCAAACCGTTAGTGCTTGGAGTTGGGCGTTAGTGGCTTTAACTGGATAAAACGCAATCTTTTTGATTGTTCCGTTCAAATAATTTGAGCCAGCAAAATTAGAACCAATTCGTGCTGTTGTTGGAGCAGGCTGAGTCGTAAAAGGTGCTGTAGCTGTTGCCACCGAGCCTCCGTTTAATGATAGTGCCTGACTATTTTGTGTTAAACCGGCGGCAATTTTTGCAAACGATTTTGCAGTCACTGATCCACCATCTAATGAAAAAGTTTGTGCAACAGAAGCATCAAGTTGATCTACTTGGTAATCTGACGCAAACCTTGTCCTTATCCTTCCAGTGTTACTGCCACTATCCAAATCAATTATGTCGTAACTACCGGCTTCATATCCCGTTGCCTCAGCATATATCGTCATTGCCCCGTAGTTAAACCAACTACTAAAGTTCGTCCCAGTCATGCTGGCAGCATCTGCATTGCGAGTTACTGTTGAGGCTACTGTGGGTATGTAGGAAGTGGCAAAGGATGAACCGCTGGTTTCTAATTGCGCCCCCCAAAAAAAGCCGCCACTGAAACCATCTCCCGTGTAAGCTCCTGCGCCAAACCCAGTTGTTCCAACGGCTTCTAAATTGGCTATCACGTAAACAGATGTTGAACCAGAAATGCTACCCGAGATTGAAATACGAAACCATCCATTTCCAACTGATTGAATACTGGCATTTGAGAGTGTGCCTGTGCCGCTACCGGCAGACTGAACAACAGTGCCAGCAACAATGTCAAAATGTGCATAGAATGCGTTACTAGCCTCTTGAGCAAGAAGGAATATGTTTCTTTTTGTGCCATAAGACTTAACGTATATTGAGTAAGTAAAAGCACTTCCACTTGGATTAAAAGGGCTTGTACGGCTAAGTCGAGGAGCCGCTGACGAAGTACCTTCTCTCATAAAATCAGCGGTTAATGTTCCAGCCGGCGAAACAGCTTGGTTTACAACTAAAGTTCCTCCACTATCAACCGTCCACGCGGCATTACTCAAATCTTCTGAGTAAGTAAGCGAATTCGTCCTCGCCTCCTCTATCAACAACCCCAGAGACTCACCCGTGGTGGGGTTGTGGTCAAACCTAGCCTGCCCTGCTGATGCTGTCTGTAATACAGGGATGTAGTTGGTAATGGCTTGTGTGGTAGTGGCTGTGTAGGCAGTGGCAGAGGAGCGTTGTTCTAGTTGTGCGCCCCAGATGTAGATGCCAGAAGTACCGTTGCCCGCAAACGGTGTACCAATTCCACCAGCATTTGCGACACGAATTCCGTAAGAGTTTCCGCTGGTTGCGGAAGAATATGTTTTTGTCATTACACATCTATACCAACTGCTGCCTACGCTAGTAATACTGGCGGTCACTCCAGAACTATTAGAATCAACAGCGCCTGTGGAAAGATTGAACGACGCCCACACATCTCCATTTCCAGCAGAGTAATGCCTGATAACTCCGTAATCGTAACCTGCGGCTTTCATGTAACAGCTTATTGTTAGCGTAGTGTCTGCTGGGAACGTAAAACTTTGTACAACCGAATGGTCTCCATTTGTTGTATTTGCAACTGCTAAGTCAGCGGTTGATGTACCGTCTGGAGCAGTTGTGGCATTTGAAGTAATTGTCACTAATGCTTTACTCCACGCAGCATTATCAAACTCTTGCGAATAAGTAAAAAGATTCTCCTCAGCCTTCGCCGTGGTCACACCATCGTAGTAGGTAGCTGTCGTCGTGCGGGAAAAGGTAATTCGCGGGTCTAATACCTTGCTATTTGCAAAATCCAAAAGCAGTGATGGGTTGATGCTTGGGTATAGGGATGCAATGCTCATGTCTTAAACTCCAAAGATCTCAACAAGGAAACGCCCTGCTGTGTATGCCGTTGTGGATGTCCCACCGCTTACCATGTAGATGTATGAACTTGCCGCTGGATCACCAGCAAAAAAACCAACAGTCCCTAGTGCCTGCGTCCCCGTTGCAATAAGCAGCGTTTCCGTTAATCCTGTAACCGCATCATCTTGCACACCCGTCCCTTCTGTTGCCGAGTAAATACCAACGCTTGTACTTCCTCCTGCTGGCAACTCCAAGCATGTCATTCTGCCGCCCATAGCCGTAAACCCTGCTGGCAACTGAGCGACATATGCTGGTTGTTTTGCGCTGTTCACTGAGGTTGAATCACTGCCAATAATATCGCCTGCCGTACCGCCACCCTTTAGCCCTGTTAAGTCCATCACAATCACTACAGACTTAACACCATCATTATTTTCGTAGGTTCCTTGGCAGATTGCACCTGTGCCTAATGTGATACCCGCCCCAGGTTCTAGTGCTACCGTTGTCGTGTCGATGAAAGCCATAGCCCCCAGATACTGATTCAGCGGGATTTCGTTAGGGGCAGTTCCAATGTCGGTCTGTATAACAACGTTGTAGCCGGCTTCCACAAAAGACGTAGCCGCATAGACAGACCTGTAAGCTAGTGCTGAGGTTCCTAAGTCACGGGCATTATTCGTAGATGGTACTAAGTCACTTGCTAGTCTTGCCGTGGCTGTAATGGTGTCTGAGGTTTGATCGCCAAGGGTTGTGTTGCCATTAGCCGTTAGCGTGGTAAAAGTACCGGCAGCAGCAGCAGTTCCACCAATAGCTGGAGGTGAAGCCAAGTATGTAGAAAATCCTGTTCCTGAGACAGTCGAAGATGCGGATAATGTTGTAAATGAACCCGCAGCAGCAGCCGTACCTCCAATAGCAGGAGGGGAAGCTAGGTATGTAGAAAAACCTGCGCCAGAAACCGTAGACGAAGCAGAGAGCGTGGTAAATGCCCCTGTGTTCGCTGTGGTAGCCCCAACAGTACCGTTAATGTTGATGGATGCTGTGCCGGTAAGGTTTGTGACCGTTCCAGACAAGGGAGTTCCTAGCGCACCACCGTTAACAATAAAAGCACCTGAGCTTCCAGTGTTT